GGGTACCTCACACATTGATATGTGGAAAATGGATATTAAAAATATGTAAGTAGTAAGTAGATATGGGTGAAGCTGCGAAAATTTCCCTAAAAGCTATTGGAAAGCAGGATACACACTTGCTTTCCAAAGACCCAGAAGATTCATTATTTTACCACAATAATTCGATGAGGCATTCTGTGTTTAGAAAGTATCATAATGTACACAAAGTTTCTGCGGGTGTAGAACCTACTTGGCCATTTGGTACATCGGTTCGAGTTGAATTAAAACCACAAAATATGGGCGACCTATTGAATAATATTTGGATTCGAATGGTATTACCTGAGTGGAAATACGACGTGATTACGTTCAATGACACCGCCCAAAAAATCTTATTCGGGGGTAAAACCTTGCAAGAATTCGGATACGATACATTTGAATCGTGGTGGCTTGCAGGTGCTCCGAATACAGTTGGGATTACCCTCCCCATTTTTACATTTCCAAGCTTTGAGGATTTTTTGTCATTCGAAGATCAATTTAATAATTTACTTCTTGGATTACTTCCCTCTGCGCTATTTGATACAACCCCACCCAATGTTCTTCTCGCATTTTTCGGTATTATATCTGGAACTATAATTCCTGGTCCCGAACTACTTGTGCAATTGGGTATTGATGAAAATAATACTAACATTATTCCTGGTATGATTGCGTTACTCAAAGGAGAGGCTTCACTTAACGATCCCAGTGATATTCGTACCCTAGTTCAAAACGATTTAGATCAGGCAACGTTTAACGTACTCCCGGATATTGTCAAACAAATTTTGTTGGCGGAAGCTGATCCACCTGCGTTCTATTTACCCGAAACCGCAAACTGGGCGTGGGACTTGCAATTACTTGGTCGAAAGATTATCAAAAATGTGAAATTTATTGTGGATAACCAGAAAATTGAGGAAATATCTGCAGATTGGTGTATAATACATGATAACTTGTACACAAATGATTCGCAGAAAATGAGTGCAAATACACTTTACAATAGAAACATTGTGGGTGGTGAACTGAGTCAACCGTCGGGTCAAAAAGAAGCACAGAGTAACGAACTTTTTATTCACATACCATTCTTCTTTTCACACAATTATGCGGGTGACGTCTATTCGGAAAATGTTCAAAAGAAACCCCCATTCCCGTTGTGTGCTATACATAATCAAAAAATCACACTTGAAATTGAATTTTTCAAACAATCCTTTTTTACATTGTACAATCAACGCCCAATAGATAATTTCGTTGGTCGAGCTGAACGACAAATACCACCAGCCAAAAAGATGCCAAGTTTTGATATTATCACTGAAGAAATTACACTTTCTGCAGAAGAACGAATGTACTTCATGCAATCAAATCGCGAAATTGTATATGATTTAGTATTCAAACACTCTGATATTCCTCTTGAAACAAAAAATCGAGAATTTATTGTGCAGTTGGAACCAAGTGTTCCTGTTAAATGTTTTCATTGGTTTTTCAGATATGACGGATATGAAGACGAAGACGAATATCGTAGTTTACCTGTCACTGATCCAACCTATATCAATAAATGGTACTACTCAACAACTGCCAATCGTTTTAATTTTACTCGTTCACAATTCAAAGATATGAATGAACCTCATCTATTAAAAAGTGCTTATTTCACCCTAAATGGTGAGAGAATTCCAAACGTATCGAACAGTGACAGAGAATATTTCTTTAGTTATACACCCCTCCGTTCAAGACTTGCGCGTTCAGGAACTGATGTCACACGTGCATACGACTTTGATCCACCATTACCAAATTACTTACTCAATTACATTTACACGTATAATTTTGCCATGTATCCAAAGAGTACTTCCCCGTCGGGGTTTCTAGATTTTTCTGCTTTAAATTCTGAAAAAACAAAGTTGTATCTTGAAATGGTGGATAACCTTGACCTTCAATATGGAAATGGTCAGACACTCGCAGATCCGCAATATAAGTTTCATATGTATTACACAGGCTACAAAAAACTCACATTCGATAAGGGGTTTTTACTTCAGACTTAAAAAACAAAACGTATACTTAAGTAGAGATGGCAGGAAGACTGCGATTAGGTACTCTAGGAACCCAGGATACACCCATAACGGGAAGTCCCACATATTCTCATTTTTTGGGTATTTTTAAACATCACACAAATTTTGCATTTGATGTGAGAGAACATCCACTCATTGATGCGATACCCGGCCAAGAAACGACATGTATCATACCAATTGATGTAGGTGATCTTCTCACTAACCTAACACTTCGGTACCAGTTCTTTTATAAGGCATCTGTTTCATCAACACACCCCAGTGGAGGTAACTATGATGACCCATTTACACCCAATGTTGGTATACACGCCATAGAGTATGCCGATTTATACATAGGAGGTACAGTCATAGAACGCCTCACGGGTGATTGGATTTATATGTATCACAAATATCATACAAGTGATTACAATTTTAGAGATAGTGTGGTACCTCTGACTACCGCAAAAGTGGAGCCATATGGTTCAGATGAAAATAACGTATGGAGTTTACGGCAAATGTATATTGATCTACCATTTTATTTCTATAACAATTTACCAGCTTCCATCTTATTTTGTAAACTTACAAAACAGAACTGCTATGTTCGAATAAAATTCAAAAGTCAAGATAAAATTGTGCGACCATATCTAAATCAATACACAACCGATTTTAGAATACAAACCGCATCCCTTTTATCTACATATGCATATTTAGATTATGACGAGTTAAATTATTTGAAAAGTACTCCAACCGATCAGTTGATTACTCAGATGCAATTGAGAAGATATGATATAGAAAGAAATGACAATGATAAACATGAGATTGTTTTACGTTTTAAAGATCCGGTCAAAACAATGTATTTCATTGCGACCAGAAAATCTAGAGAGTTTCCATATCATGACAGTGAAACCCTCATTCAATACATGGTTAACACAAAATTCAAAAGTTTGCGTGTAATCCTAAATAATACAACTTTATTTGATGAAACCTTTTCAAAATTGGTCTATGAAAATTCTCTCACAAATTCCGTGTCCGGTGCGGATGGAGATGTTTCATTTGATGGTAGACAAACTTCGGGTAATATCTATCAATTACCAACACAAGACCGGATTGCTAGTTATTCGTTTGCTATGTATCCGTTGGATAACAACCCATCAGGGCATCTCAATTTCAGTCGTATAATCGACCAGAGGTGCAAAATCGAATTAGACTATACAGACCCGTATGCAGCCGAGGAGGGTGACGTCACAGAGGTGCAAATTTATGCGAAGAGCTACAACATACTTCATTATTCCAGTGGGTTATGTGGCTTAAAATATTAATCACACATATTATAAATGGCGGGTCGAGTTCAGATTGAAGCCTTGGGTCAGTTGAGCGACTTTTTAACCGTAGAGCCGTCATTCTCCTTTTTCACCAAAAGGTATAGTAAGTATACAAACTACGCAAATGAAAATTATAAAATTTCATACCCAATGCGTGTGTACACAGATGACTTTTTAGATGTAAGAATTCCCCAAAACTGTGGTGACATTTTGCAGGAAGTTACACTTTCTTTTACAATGGATTCCGCGAAGATTGCAGAGTTGGGTTCAAATATTTCACCCATTGACGTGTTTGGGATATCCACAATTGAGTACGTGGACTTGTATGTGGGTGACCAGAAAATAGACACAGTTACATCAGACGATATATTTATAGATCGTGAACTGAATATACCAGAATCTTATAGGTCAAGTATAGATGTAATACACGGAAAACACTTTCAAGGAAGTTCGGATCGAGAGTTTTTACAGGAATTCTATGATGGACAGTTTAGCACACAGGGTATAGATCAATTTGATGCCAATGAATACAGAATTCAAATTCCATTCTACTTTCATCGCCGCCCCGCATACGGCTTTCCTTTATGTGCTCTGCGTAAACAAGAATTGTCTCTTCGGATAAAGATACGACAAACAAATGATCTTTTATTTGTGTCACAAGAAAAGTTTGGTGACAATCTATGGGATCCAAGAGCAAATAATCAGGTGACAGATCCAATTGAATTGTGTAATTTCAAAGTAAACTTGGGTGTCGTTCATTTAGATATGGTAGAGCGATGTATGCTTCAAAATAAACCTATAGATATCCACTTTGAACAACGTCAACGAAATACATTCCTAATTGATGCACAATCAAAGGTGGGCAACTTTAGGTTAGATTTTAAGAATTGTGTAAAGGAACTCTATTTTATTGCAAAAAAAACAGGTAAATGGACGGACGAAAATATATCCATTTTGGATCAGTTGCGCGAGCTTGATGGTTATACATCGGAACAGCAGACAACTCTTACCATTCTTAAATTGATTCCTGTGTGGAGTGGGATTATTGGAAATGTATTGGATACACTTGTAGGTGAAACAGATACGACTGTGCGAACAGAATTGATTGACACCGTTCTCAATCTCTTTTATTGGGGAACGGATGATACGTATACCAGTGTTTTGGAAGCACTTAAAACACCAAGTGAAGATGATCTAACTAGGGTAACCACGATCAAAACATATCTATATAGTATACCCAGTATAATTCTTGGAATACAAACAGAGGCAACCAACCTTTTGAATTCACTCATCCCACTCACAGATCAAGGGGACACACCTACACGTATCGGTATAGTGCAACAACTACTCGCTATAGAAAATCTCTGGGGACCGGAACAGATTGGTATTTTAAACGCCCTACAATACCCAGAAATACTTCGTCCTCCCGAAGTACCCTCTGACGACCTACTCATATTTGGATTGCGCGTGTACCTCACAACTGCGAGCTATTATCTATCCGGTCTATCACAACTTAAACCGGGAACACCCGAGCAGGTTGCCACGGTTAATAAAGTCACGGAAATATTTGATAACACAAAAGCTGAATATGATATCCTTAAAATCGGTCTTAAGGGGGTACTTGATGATATACCGGGTAAAACCGCGTATATACGTAGTAGAATTGTATACGCACTCATAAGAAGTGGAACATTTACTCTTGGGCAGGATAGAGGTATTTGGTCGCAAACACAACTAGATAAATTGAATAGTTTAACAGTAGATCCAGGGAGTAATGTAATTTTGATTGCAGAGCAGCGTGCAACTATCGATTCACTCATTGCATTTCTGGATAGTTTAGATGATATAAAGGGTTTTATTAGCGAACAATTGACTTTGCTTGATGGCGAATTAAATTATGATACACGTGATGACATTATAAATAATCTAGTCAATCTAGTCAATTTTTACATCAGCCCCACTAATATACTTGATCTGGTTAATCCTAACCCCTTTTGGAGTCAGACGGAAATAGATCTTTTGGAGGAATTGAGAAATCCGGATCTTGGATATGCTGGTACGGCAACTGAAGACGATTATATAGGAGACCTGACTACATATGCAAATGCCCAAATTGTATCAGATTCACTTTTCGCAAAAAATACTATTGATGGTTTATTAGATGCTATTATTCTTGCTTCGGGGGATCAGGCAACGCGCGCAACTCTTGTAGGTGCTCTGCTCGCATTTGATGTACCGGATAGACCATATTGGGATGAGGCCACACGGGTTCTTATAAATCAACTAGACGATGACGACACTTTACCCACTAGTTATCTAAGTACACATATCCCAGCAATTCGTGTATATATGAATGCAATTGTATATGGTTTGAGGCTTATAATAGCAGGTATGACGGGTGAAACTGGGATAGAATATACCATAGATAGACTGTTGACATTACTTGTTGGTGAAACGGATGTACCAACGCGTATAGATATTGTAGATGGTCTACTCGCTATGCCTGGTATTTGGCGTCAGACTGAGGTGAATATTTTAAATGTTTTGAAGACACCCGGCTTATCCGATGAAGCCAATCTTATCTTAGCACTTCGCATACAGTCAAATACAATTTCATTTAATATCGCAGCTGGTACAATACCTGGGGGTTTTCCGGGGGCTACACTTGAGGAACGAATTGCGAATGTTACTTTGTTGCGATTACTTCCTGTGTGGGAAGATACAATTATCAAACTTGTGAATGACTGGACATTTGGAGGGGCTACAACTACTACCTTGGCAAATTATTTGGGTGGAAAATTGGGTAGCATACCAATCCTTAAATTCAGGCTCAATGTTTTGAAAGCGGGTATAAATGGAATACTTGACGATCTACCAAGTACTGCGGTGGAACGTGACCCAATCATACTTGGTATAACCACTTTACATACTTGGAGTGATACACAATTTTACTTTTTGAATGAGTTACGCACCCCCTCGGTCGCCGACCTGATTTACATAAATGCACTCAAGATTTCAACTGGATCACTTGACAGTTTAACAACCGACCCAGTAGGTCGTCCCACAATTGTTGGTGGTCTTTTAGCAATTCCAGACTTTTGGACTTCGGAACAAACTGCATTAATAACCGCATTATTCAATCCAGCCAATGATGCAACCACTATACCCGCACTGAATGCACTTGTTACACCTGTACCTATTATGACGGAGTATACACAATTCGATCAAAATAATATTATAGACGGATTAATATCAGAAACTATATGGGGAGAGAAATATTTTGATTTGAATGACTTGCGTCAAATTGAACCAGGGTTTGTGGGACAAGCTACTGTGATCTCAGATTTGGGGACATATCTTAGTGGTGAACCCCCATCTTTTATAGTAAATGGTATATATACTACACTCGACACTTTACCAGGTCTCGGGGAACAACGTACAGGAATTATAGGAGGTCTTTTGACATTAGATATATGGCAAAGTGCTCAAATCGATATTTTAACAGAAATGCTCACTTCTTCAGATAACGATGCCACATACATAGCTCAACTAAAAGGTTATATTGATGGTATTATAACTATATACGACAATACCATTACTTTATTGTCACCTAATAATACACTAACTAGCGGAGATGTGACTACCATCGCCAGCTATCAGTTCTGGCCGGCCGACCAAAGGGAATTATTGAATCAACTAGGAGGACTTGTTTTACTTAGAGAGAGCACATCAGCTCCCGTAACAGATGCAGAAAATTTCTTTAAAGGTATCTTGGATTTATACACGAGAGGTATACGCTTCGCTTTGAATGTTCTAAAAGACGGTGTAGCCACTACAGTAAGTAATATTTCCACTGTATCCAATTCCACTGAAAGAAATATTCTTGTAGATATTCTCGTCAATTTTCCTATTTGGGGCGCTGCTCAACTCGCATTGCTAAGAGAATTGCGTACAGTTGATTCAAAAAATCACGTGGATGCTATTGATGCTATCGTTGGTTACCTTGATACTGTGTCCGCTGCTACATTGGGATTGTTGGGTGATCTACAAACCCCAGGTATTACCAGCACCGATTTAATAGATACCGATCTGAAAAAGGCCGTATGGGGTGGATACTTCTATTACCTACTGGAAGCGTTGCAAAATCCCGCCATTACTACAGGTACTGAAGCTGGTATTATCACCAAACTGTCAACGCATGTAAATATTTCGCAATCATCAGAAAGTAGAACAAACAGTCTTAACTTTTTGATCAAGCAACTCCTAAATACATACCCCGAAACAATTTTCAATAAATGGGTTCGCGCTAAAAAGAATGTTCCACTCATGTACTCAAAACTAAAATGTGTCAAACTTGAATGTGATGGTGTACAAATTTTAGATGAAATTACCGGTTCCAATATGTTTTTATCTGCGTCATTGCCCAATTTGTATCACAAACGTTCACCCAATTTCAGGAACATTAATATATATAGTTTTGCATTATACCCACAGGATTTACAACCTTCCGGGCATTTGAATTTTAGCACAGTGAAAGATGCAAATGTTTATATGGAGCTACAGTACGATGGAGCCCATGGGACGTATGATTTCGACGACAATTATATTAGTCTATTCGGTATAGATCCAATTTATTTTCCCAAGCAGGTTATAATCATAGCAAAAAGTTACAATATGATGATAATCAGGGATGGGGTAGCGCGAATTATTTTTTAGATTGAATGCTTAGTAAAGAGCTTATCCTTATTGTTAGAGATGTAATCAATAATATTATTCTTGATACACCATTTGATGAAATTCAATTGTGCCAATGTCGTTTGAATTTCATGAGATGTCCCGGGCACTGTGTAGGCAAACTTTTGAGCCCGACAGAATGGATCAAAGAGTTGTTTGCTGTAGCCATTGAGACTTGACTTGTACGCACAGTGGACCGTGAAAAGTTTTCCATCCCCCGTTTGATAGGACGTGTGATTCTTCTTTGCATAGTTTGTGATAAACCACTCCAAATTGCGAAGAGAAATGCCACTTGATTTGTCTAATATCGTCAGGAGTGTAGATCTATTCTTCTCATTGTCGTAAAAGTTGTTGATGGATGTTAGTAGAATATCGTTTTTGTTCATTATTATATTAGATCCCCAAATCTATAAGCTCTTTTGAGGACTCACACCCCGGACACCCCCTTACAAACATATGTTCCGAGCCGTGGTTATGTAGGTTTGAACTTGACATCACACGCTGACATATCCTTTCACCTTGAGCTTTGTGGTGGCGACAGTAACCATTGTATATCGCTTTGAAGGTACAGCGATGTCCATCCGATTTTGTCCCCTTGCAAGTTGTAGTCACAAATGAAGTGGGTATATCCTTGAGCAAAAGTTCAAGGGGTATCGCATGCTTCTTTGAAATTTTTAGGGCATATTCGTTGAGAATTG